GTTGCTTAGGCTTAATCATACGCTTCTTAGATGTGCTATCAAACTGTACTGTAATAAACTTTTTAGGAAGTTTAATATCTTGTGTCTCTGCTTTTAATTGTGGAAAGTGTGTAAGGTACGGAGTTAAATCTACTCCTTCTTTTGGTTCAAAGCGTTGTGGATGATCTGCATAAATCTGTGCATGTCCATCATAAGTGCGTCTTACATAATTTACAAAGTCTACATTATCTGTAGGTTCGCAATCAAGGTGTGGCATAATTACAACACTTTCTGTAGGAAATAAACTTGTTATCTCCGGCCAGCTTTCTGGCTTGTGTCTATTCCATTGATACTTTGTAAGATGTAAGGTTACAGGACTCTTTTCCATTAGTCCATAATTGTATGCTACTAATACAGCATGTATTCTATCTCCTAGACCAGGTGCACCGTAGTGAAAGTTTTTCTTTACAGTACTGTATGCTCTCATTACTAAGTGTTTCAATTTATTACTCGCATTAAATCTTCAACGTTCTCACCTTTTTGAGGTAATAAATCTTTTAAGAAAAAATGTATAAAATATGCCTTGGGTATTTGTGCATCATCAATACCTTTAAACAATCCATTCCATCTCCAGTCCATATTAAGTGTAGGAATCTTTTCTTTCTTTACCCAATAGTTAAGTAACATTTGATCTGTTGACCATTTGCGATATCCAATGCCATCAACAAAGTCTTTAAACTCTGGTCTACGTATAAACTGTTCTGCTGTTTGTCCTTTTAGGTACGGTAAAAACTTTTGGCAATTAATAACCATCATTCCCATATTATAGAACTCAGCACCTCTATGATCCCATTTCCAATCTACGTCTGTAAGATTTTCAAATGCGGCTTTTGAATATTTTCTAATTTTACTTTTGTATTTTTTAGCACAAGGTAGTTCACGTTCTGCTACAGCACCAAATGCATATTCAGTTGTTAAGTCTTGAAATATATTTGGAGCAGTAGGTCGAATATAGATATCACTATCAACTATTGCAACTTGATCATATTTGTGTAAGTGTGTAAACGCATTTTCTTTTTCGTATATAGGCATATAACCAAGACGCTCAACTGCTTCTTTACTACGTCCTGTTACAGCCATGTCTGGTCTAATTTTTAAGATTGGTTCGTTTTGTACAATGTGTTCAATACCGTATTTTGCACAGTACTGTCTTACGCTTTCTATGCAATGCAAGTACAGTTTACTTTGTGCGCCAACTGCTACCTGATAAATCATTCTCTTCATGATAAATCCTTTGTAAAACTTACGTCTGTTTTATATGTAACTTTATTATACTTATCGAAACGCATATCTACAATTCCGTCACACAGCATCCAGTCTGCAGGCATTGCTCCATTAGCATGTACCCAATTTAATATCTTTTTTGCTCCATAAGGTGTAATACGATAAGCTCTAGCACCTTCATACCAATTGCCAGGAGGTATAGGTTTTGCTTTTTTAAATCCTTCAAACTTATATACATCACAGTCTTCGTATTCACCCATTGGTTTTTTAAAAACAACATCGTGTTCAAATATACATATTGGTGTATTTGTTTCGTGGCATTTTTGCCACAACAAGTATTGGCTTAAAAAACACCCTTGTGTGCCTGGTCGAGAAAGTAAGCGTTCTGCTTTTTTGTGTTGGTATACTTTTAGATTAGAATCAGCAAGGCCTTGTTTCATACCGTTAACACCTTCGTATAATTCTAAGTTCCAACCATGCTTAGTTCCTGTTTCTAATGCACGACTAGCCATACTAACGCTGTTAGGATAACTTGGTAGATAGATTATGTATCCAATCATTTTCCTATTTCTACCTGTATTTCTTTCATTACAACTGTATACCAGTGATGTGGTAACCATTTTAATTGTGCCTGTTTAAACTTTAAACCTTCTTTTTTGTTACCTTTACCTGTACTAAAAACGTTATTCTTTTTAATACCCCAACTATTCCAGTTGTATCCAATATGATTATAATCGTTACCCATATTTTTCCATTCAGACATTACTTGTCTAAGTACTACTTGATCTACAAACCAATAACATCCGTTTTCAAATGCGGTAATCATTCTTTTAGCAAATAAGTTACGCCATTCAATACCTTTAGTTTCTATGCCTGGACTTAATGCACTAGCAATAAAAATATGTTGTTCTTTTGGCTTAGGCATAACTCCAACAGCATTAGTTACTTCTTCAAACTCGTGTCCGTGGAAGCCGTTACGTAATATACTGTCGCAATCAATCTGTAATACTCTTTGGTGTGGGTATGTAAATATTTCTGCCATACGTATGAATCTTACGCTAGCCAAATATGTACGTCTAGCAATATAATCTATATCACTAGTTTTAAAAATTTGCATTCCTTCGCCCATCATGCTTTTATTCTTAGGCAAGTCTTTGTAAAACTGTTCGTTAGTATCTTCCCAAGTATATGTAAATTTGTATCTGCCCATTAAATCTTTTAGTAGAGCGTGATCAATATTTCCTTCATTAATAATGTGACAGTGTACATGTACCCAACCTACTGTTCTATTAATACTCTGTTGTAGTGCAAATCCATGTCGATCAAAGTAATTATAGTCGCAACTAAAATATATTATATTTGGTTCTTCTCTAGGACACATATGTCCTCTTAGTTCAGGGAGTTTAAACATCAATTGCTATCCCTGGTCTATGTCCGATGATGGCATTCTTTTCTCCTCTGCCAATTTTTCTAATCATTCTATATCCAAGTGGTGCAAGTATGTGTCTAATTGTGTCGGAGTTATGTCCGTAACGCATTGGGTGATCTTTACATTCGTAAAGTATAATAGGTGAGCAACGTTTAATAGTTTCAAGCCCACCTTGTGCAACAAAAGGTTCATACCCTTCTGCATCAATTTTAATAAAATCAACATCTTGTAAATTATAAAAATCTAAAGGCATAACTTGTATATCGCCGCCTTCAACATCTGGAGCAACATGTGTACTAAAACTTTTATTTGTTGTTTTAATAGAAACATTGTGTTTGCGTTGTCCAAGTCCTACAGGATATGTTGTTACATTACCTACTGCACGAGACTCTAAGTTATAGTTCATACATTCGTAAATCTTTGGATTAATTTCATATGCGTGTACATGTTCAAAACTTTTTGCCATTTGAAATGCTGTAATACCTACATGTGCTCCAACGTCAACTGCTGTACGCCACTTAGCACAATAGCTCATTGCTGTCATTAATTCTATATTTTGGTAATTGTTAATATCACCATTGCCTTGTTTCTTTGCACTCTTTAAACAAATATCGTTTTTGATTGATCGCCAACCGTCTATTTCAGTATACATTATTGCTCCACTTGATATTTAAATGTTACTGCCCAAGCATCACCATTTGCATATTCATCTCTTTTAAATTGGCTATGTGCAATATGTTCTAACATTTCTGTCCTATCAAACCCATATTGTTTCTGCCAATGTTGTACTGCACTTTGTCCTAATACTTCAATTGGCTTACCTAAACATAATGCTTCAACTACTGCCATACTATGATATGTAATTACCTTTTTAGCTCTTAACATCATAGGAAGTATTTCTTGAAAACGTTGTCTACGCTTGCCTTCTTTTTCTCTTATAATTAATTTTTCTGGAAAACCATCGTACCAGCATATTGTATTTCTACGCCATGTGTCATAATCTTCACCTAAGTATTTGAATATGTTACTATTGTTAGGCATTACTAAAAGATTATATTCGCCTTCGTTATTCCAAGGTTGCCACAAACTTTCATCTATTTCAAGTTTCCATGCACGACCTTTTCCTGGTATAGGACGTACTTTTGTGTTCTGTAAAGAGTTATAACTTATTCTATAATATTCGGGTGTCTTATGTTTATGATTACCTATGTATCCGTTATCTAAATGAAAGAAGTTAATACTAGGATCTCTACGAATAGCATCAAACACCCAATCATCAAACGGATGACTAAATGCTAGATACCTATCTTTTTCAATTTCTTCTGGACGTTCTATTGTTTTTACATCACAGTGTTTATAAAGATAAGAAAACAGTTGTCCCCGTAACTCTTTAGAATTTTTTGGAATTTGAAATTTATACTGATGCATCTTCCATACCCGCAACTCTCAGTTTGACAACGTTTGTTATCTGCCACTGTTTTTGATCAAGACCTTTCAATAAGCCTAACCATTTGTTACGAAGTAATGCAAACTCATTAATAATCTTTTCATAGTCAACAACGTCTGCTTCGCCGTCAACATATTTTTCAACATCTCTGCTAGACAAAGCACGTTGATAATTTTCAAGATATTTTTTAAAAAATGAACTACGTAATCTACGTAGCTCAATATTTAGGTAATTTAATATGGCTTCAATTTCTTGTAATTGATTGAAACGCTGTTCAACGATGCCGGGCATTTCTGCCGCGGCACGTTCAACATTGCCTTTTAGTTTTACTTCACTTCGGGCTTCAATAAGTTCATCTTCAAAAAACTTAATTGCTGTGGGGATCTTATTGATATCTCTAGCTACTTCAGAGTAATATCCCATTTAATCTTCCCATTCTTCTTCGTCATCATCTACATCTTCTTCAAGATCTAAATAATAGTTAATAGCATTATCTAAAATATCACAACTACCTAATGCATCTCTAAAACATTGATCATCTGCACCATAGTCGGCACATGTATCTACAAATGTTTCAGCTGTTGTTTCAATTGTCTTTTTATCAATACTATCTTTAAATGTATTCCACATGTCAACTACAAGACTACTATCCATATACTTTACTCCTGTTCAATAAGTTCTGCTTCTACGACAGCCTCTGTTTCGGGCATATCATCATCGGTATTTACCACAGGTGCAGTTTTCTCGTCGTATTCTGACATAATAAGATTCATCTTCTCTGGAGTCATCCATGCCTTACGATAATCAAGATGTTCTTCACCGTTTAGATCGATATACTTGAGTCTGTTTCCTTGTTTTACTAACAAGTCTTTCTTTTCAAACAGTTCAATAAGACCACTATAAGGATTCATACCTGTTTCGTATGGAATCTTTACTTGTACGCCTTCGAAAGGTTTTGCATAACGAGTTTTCATTACTTTACAACCTGCTCTAATACCACGTACTTCGCTAATCTTATTACCAGCTTCATCTTCTTTTAGTTTCATCTTTTTCATTGCAACAACAATACTTGATGCATAGATAAAACCTTGTCCACCACTGATCTTGTCATCTGGATCAAACATATCTTGTGATGCGTATGTGTGGTTAGTACATACTAGTCCTACGTTGTAACTACCAATCATATTAACAGTGTTACGTACAAGTGATGTTAGTGCTTTAGGCTTACGACCCATATCACCTTTCATATCACCTTTGTTAAACTGATCAACATCTGTTGGTGTTAGTAACATACCTAATGAGTCAACTACAAACAATACTTTAGGACGATCTTCTTCGTTCATTGCTTTATAGTCTATCATAAATGTACTAATAGTTTTTGCTACA